GCCTTGGCAACGAAACATTTCATCTGTAGTTGTAACTTGTTCCATCTTCTTGTGTGACTGTGCTATCTTAGCATCAAGAGTTTCACAGAAAGAATCCCATAAGGGTTTATCGTTTACTAGTTTCTTTATTTGCATTATGAAAGTCTTTGCATTAAGCCGGGCTTCTTAACTAAGCCACCTTCGTTGAAGCGAGGTACAAGATTATCTAGGTCTAACTCTGTTATATCTATTTCAAAACCTACTTCAGTTGATAATGGTTTCCTAGCACTAGGACTATAACCCATTCCAGCCATTTTAAGATATGCTTTTGTTGCGTAAGGAAGTTCTCTTTCTCCTGTCTTAATTGTACCACTAGGGTATTCATTCTGCAAGGATTTTAAGGCTTTCTTAAAAGCTATATTGTAAGTTTCATTAAATACCTTTACTCCTTCATCTTTAGAAGAAGCACGTAAATCATCTACTCTAGGATCTCTAAGTCTTTTTACGGGAGGCATTACTATTTTATTTATGCCGTTCTTTTTAGCTAAGATAAAAGTAGCCTGTAGTAAGTTTCGTACATAATCTTTATTTTTCTTTAATGGCAGATCTTTAACGTTACTATTCTTTTGCAACATATCACTTTGAAGTTCTTCTATTAAATAGTATTGATCATCTTGAGCGGCATAATGGCCTATCCTAGCATGGCCTATAGTATTACTACCATGATGTGTGCTTAAGTCCATCTTCTTAGATTTGTTTGTATTGCGCTCTAGGTCTAATGTTATTTCAAAATAACCATACTCAGGATTATATAACGTATTTATAGGTTGCCTCTGCATCCTTTCATACTGAACTGATCCTACATTTGCTTCTATAGTAAAACCTTTATCGTAAGCCGCATCTTGAGCTTGCTCTCTAGTATACTTTTTATTAGGCTCTAAAAAATCTCCTGTATAATCTAATTCACCTTTACTCATCTTAGGAGCACGTTTACGCACAAAAGCATTTATGTTTTTACCTAGAGTCCCTTTTTCGGATATAGGTGCTTCGTCAAGAGCAGACATTAAAGGACTGTAAAAAGTTGTTAAATTTGTCTTATCAGAATAGGATGTTGTTGCAAAAGCATCATCTCCCGGATCAAGATATTCCACATCATCAGGAGGGTCTATTTCCCAAAAGTTAGGCATATCATCATCATCAGGTATATACTGACCTAGATCATCACCAAAGTCTTGTTCATCCTCTAGTGTTTGCAAAGCCCTCATGTTAGTTTTAGACTTATCTTTAAACGCAGGGTTATACTTAGGGTTATCAGCTATACCTAAAGCAGAACTTAACTCCTTAGCTATGAGTTTACTGAGTGCACCCATTACTGTACGTTTCCACTAAATCCCGGCTCTCCGGGCGTAGCAGCAGCTCCAACACCGATGTTGCCACCACCTCCACCTGTCATGTCCTGAGGGCCTGTAGGAGCTTGTCCTTGAGGCTCTGGGCCTCCTTGTGGCCCTGTAGGTGGTACACCCGGCTGAGGCGATTCTGGCGGTGCTTGGAAGCCCTTGAGAATTTCAGCCTGTATTGCCGCATCTTCCATAGAGTTAGTTACCTTGTCAGGATCTAAGTCCATGCTTACAGCAATCTCACGAATGATATAGTCCATCTTAGCGAAAGGAGCAAGTGTAGGGTTTTGTGCAACTTGTAAGAACTGCATTAGTCTTTGCGATCTTACTTCGTTAGCCATGAGAGAAGCAGTACCTTGAGCCTTAACATCTAAGTCACCTTTAATGCTAGGATCATAGTCAAACTGCATGTTGAAACTAAAGAAAGCTTTACCTAGTGGGTTTAATAAATAGTCATCTACGTTCTTAATGACTGTACGAATAGAACCGTTAGCCGCTGACATAAGCATAGAGATACCTGAAGCTGTACGACCTACACCTGACACACCGGTTTGACCGTGAGCAAAGCTAGGGAAGCCAGTCGATTCGTCTGACAATACTCTTGCCTTATCGAACAACTGCATATTCTCTCCAGCTACGTTAGGAAACTTTGTGCCGAAGATAGCCTGTCCGGGTGCACCCCCTTGTCTACGAAACACTTTACCGGGGTACACAGATAGGTCTTGTCCCGGAACTAAGTTAGTCTCATCTACTTCAATCAGTAAGTTACCAGACAACACAGCATTATCAACAGCCATACGCATAAAGCCATTCATTAGTGTTTGAGTGTCATCCATGTTCTCAGCTATACCTACACCGAAGAAGCTGTAAGGGTTAATCTCGTAAGGTACAGCGTAGTAAGGTATAAGAGCAGGTTTAAACGGATTCATAACCATACGAATAACTTGACCGTTACACGCCCATAGGTTTACGTTTACTTGCTCTGAATCTTTTAACTCACTAGGAATCTTAAGGTCATGGTCTTCTAGTACTTCACGATCAACAAAACCCCAGAACTCTTTTACTTCATAGCGTTCTGCTTTAGAGCCTTGCTCATCATCCTCCATGACTTGCTCCCACCACTTCTTCTCGTAGGACTCACCTAGTTTAATAGCTGTGTCTATAGAGTTGTCACGGAAGAAAGGACGACCTTTGAGTGCTCTTAGTTGTGAGCGTGACATCTTGTGTCTCTCTATGATGTACTCAGCCTCATCCATGTTAGCCGCATCAGGATCAGGATAGAAGTCCCATATAGAAACGTTACTCGTAGATGGTACAGTCTTGATTACAGGATCATAGTTACCTTCGTCATCCCAGCGTGGATACTCTTTGTTAGTAGCGAATGGGCCTTTCATTATACCTGTACCGAATAGAGCACATTCAAATGCGGCTAAGCGAAGCTGTTTGTTAGCTCCGCTTTCTTCTAGCTGATCGTGTATCTTTTTCTGCATCTTCTTAGCGGCAACTTGTGCAGGGCGCACCGTTACAGTAGAAGGTGTAGTTCCCGGCCCTTCAACTAGCTTATCCATTACAGGCTCTAGTTTGTTAGCCATACCACCTAAACGTTCAGACAACTGTTGCATTGTCTCACCCGGTTTGAGTCTAGCCTCTTCTGTAGAGAAGGGCGCAAACGTTTGCTTTAGTTCTTCTGTAGCTTCATCAGCCGCAGGATCTAAGTTAAAGTGTACAGACTCAGCTACACCTTCAGGTAAAGTAGTAGGGTCTACATTAATAGGAAATTTGTTGTTACCGAATAGTACATCTACTATCTGACCATAGGCGGCTAAAGTTTTAGTCTTAGTTACTTTAACAAACACACGGGATTTCTCAGCATCAGTAAACTGCACATCAGGGCCATACAAGCCTCTGTAGTTCCTGTAAGATCTCATCCATCTATCTTCGTCTACTCTTCGTGCATCTTCAGCTTTAGTAAAACGTTCGTTTATAAAACCTATAATATTACCTACAGAAGGATCAGATTCTAACTCTTTCTCCTTTACATCTTCAATGTATGAAGAATCCGCAGATTCAATATTCTCTTCGTAGTCGTCTTCAAAATCACTAGGGTTCATACTTAATATCCAAATGTAGGATCAGACGATTGAAAGCCTGATCTTGATGTTGCAGGGTCATAGTCAAATAAAGAACTACGAGGTCTGGTCATTATACCATATCTTAGAGCGTCATACAGGTGATCTTCAGCATGTGTATCAACGTCTTCTGGGTTGCGTTTATCTAAAGGTATACTAGGTAGCTGAGCTACAAGGTTAGTACAATTATTAAAGATAACAAGTCTAGGTTGTTCAGTGAACTCGTCTATCTGTAATCGTCTGTGTATTTCGTTCTTACCGGCTATACGTGAACCTTTAGATCTATCTGAAGGCCTCCATCTACAGCCTTTCATTATCATTTGTTCTGCAAGGCTAGGCCCGGTATCGCCTCGTTTGTGCCACAAGGATGAGTCTAATACTCCATACCTTATAGTACCATCATCTGACTCCGCATCTAATATCATATCAGCTAAGTCTGTAGCTGTAACCTTAGAGCAATACATCTCTCTGTAAACAACTAACTGTTCATCTGGTGCTACAGCAAACCATACAACACCAGTATAACTGCCGTAACCATAATCGCAAGCTCTAAACTTAGCCCAACTATTAGGTATATCGTAAGGGGCTACTACGTGTACCTTTCGGTTAAACTCAGGGAAAGCCGCACCCTCATTGATATCCCAGTCACCCTCCAGTAACTGCTTACGCTGATGCTCTGGTAAAGATAGAAGCATGGCTTCGTAGTCTCCACCATCAGCTAAGTAAGGATTGTCAAACAAACTAGCAGGAATAAACTTGCGTTTGAATAACGGCTCACCTTCTCTACTATGCCCTTTAGGATAAGAAAGAACTTCCCCTGTTTCTATATCCGTAGCCCAGAAGGGATCGTTAGGCGTAGAGGGATCAATAAACATTTTCTTGACCCAAGCATGTCCCGGCCCTCCGGGGTTCGTAGTAGCCCTCATGTACAAACCTAATTCAGGTGATGCACTACGCAAACGTGAACGCATATAATTCCACGCATAGGGACTGTTCCATTGAGTCAACTCATCGAAAGCTACATAGTTAAACGCCTGTCCTTGGTAACGCATAACGTCTGTGTCTTTATCCAAGTAAGACATCCATAGCCTACCACCTTGAGGTGTAGTCCATTGAGACTTTCTCTCTGACCACTTGATACCCGGAATAGCTTTAGGGTATAACTCTTGGCTTTTCTGTATAAGTTCACGTAACTCTTCTGTTGTGTGACGTACAAGTAGACCGCTAAAGTCTTTATGGTTTAGGTTACGAAGAGGGTCTGCTAGTGTGGCATAGCTCTTCCCACCTCCGGCTGCCCCTCCATATAGTACCTCTCTCTCACTAGCCGCTAGATATTGTGTCTGTGGGCCGGGATTGGGTTGAAATACTACTTCTTGGGCATACTCTACATCGAATGGGGCTGGTGCTACTTGTGCTGGTACAGTGTGCACAGGCTCTTGCTCAACTATCTTCGTCGTAGGTGTAGTAACCGAGTCTTTCTTTTTCGAGGGCTTCGTACTGCGCTTTCGTTTCTTCGAGCCAGAGGGCAAGCTTGCGTTTAATTTTAGCAAGTGACTTACGTTTTCTTTCGACATCTATGCGCTTCTTAAGTCCATCATGAGTTATTTTTCTACCCGACTGTGTGGTTAACCAAGCAGATACTTCTCGGTAACTATATTGCTTCAAGTGTTTCTTTGCAAGTTCTAATAACTCTAACTCGGTAGCAATAGGCTCTAACCACCTATCGTCCTCTGGATCTATACGGTATCCAAAAGGTACAGTTCGTTTAGATAGTCGTGGGATTCTTTCCCATCTTTTAATGTGAGAGGGCTTTGGTAGCATCCAATAGCCCAATTCCGTTTTCTGGAAGTCAGTCTTATGTTTCATCGCCTTGTGAAGAATCCTTTGGTGGTAATATGAATAGACCTCCGCTAGACTCTACTGCAACTTTCTCAGTCTTCACTAAGCCAGAACGGTCAAGAACTTGACCTGCAGCTATCATCCTTTCCTTAACACCTAACTGTGTAGGGTCATCTAAAGCTGAGCCATAAGCTATAGCCGCCTTAGGGCCTAGACTAGACATATACTCTTTAGTAGCATCAAAGATTTCATCCTTCAGTGCTAGTCTGATAGACCTAGTAGATGTTGTATCACTGTAACCTGCTAATCGCTTAGCTACAGCCGCATCTCCGGAAGCCTCTTCAAACAAGACTTCCAGAAACTTTTGTTGGTTCTCTGTAAGATTACGAGCCATTCATTCTCCGTCTGATATCGTATCTTGCGATACCCATATCTTTTAATTCTCTATCGGTTAAGTGTGTAAGTAACCACAGGTCTGCTCTAGCTTGTTGTGATCTTTGTATTGAGTCGTTAAGGGCTTTAAGCCATTTTGAAAATGTTTTGAACATAAGATTCTCCAGTTGGTACTACAAGACATTTGTAGTTTACCAGAGACTAGTTTTACACAAATAGTTATATCATACTATAGATAATAATGCAACCCCGTTATGCTTTAACGTGTTGGATTGTAAAACTCTCTACAAGAAATTAATACTTCCATAGTATTAGTTGTCTCACCATATGCAACAATCTTATCTCCTGCGTGAAGGTGTAATACGCCAGCACCAAATATATTCTCTGCTGAGTTACCTGCTATAGTATGATTCTTAAGTACGTAATGATAAGTAGTATCATCTTGGTGATAGAACTGCAGATAAACTTTCTTAGAAGAGTTATTGTTATTAGCTATGTGTAATAAGTCTACTGTAGAATCATGTAAAGCTGGACAAATATATACAAGAGTAGCATTAGCACCTGTAGTAGTAGATGCTATTGTTACTGCTTCTGTAGCTGTGGAGTAAGTTGTTTCAACCATTAGTTAGGCTTTCTTAGATTTTACTACTTCAGTTACCCAAGCTTCATTCTCAGGAGTTGTTGGATCATCCTTTATAAAATGCCCCGACTTAGTTCGAGCACGTACCTTTTTATTTACGACAGAAGATAATATACCTTCTACCATAGAATCAGTACACCAATAAGAACCATAAGGATCTAAAGCAGCTAGTACATCACCCATTCTAGTAGTAATGTTTTCAGAGGTTACTACATAACCACACTCTTCTAACTGATCTTTATAATCCTCAAAGTCCATTGTTTATTTATCCTTTATAAGATGCACCACATTTAGCCATGCCACCTTTGTTATAACCCATTTTCTTAGCTACTTTAGGTGCAGCTTTTTTTAAAGCTTTCATACCTTTAGTCATACCGCCATGCTTGTACCCTGACTTCTTCTTCATGTCTGAATCTTTCATCATAGTACCGTCTGGCATTTTATGATAACCTTTTTTCATTGTGAGTCCACCTTCTGATGCTCTAAACTTTGCAGTCTTCTCTGCAATTTTCTTTGGTTGTTTTACAAATTGTTTTC